TCTCCATCTGGTGATACACTACTTGTAATATCTTCAGCTTGAATATTATCAGAAACAGCAGTATCTCTTTTAGAATAAGTTACAATTTCTGATTCCCCACTAGCATTCATAATTTTAGATTTATGTTTAGGGAATAAATTTATTAATTGAGTTCTTGAAAGATTCTTTCTTACTATAATAAAGTTTGCATCTTTAAATAAAAAGTCCCTACTCATTGGATCTACATAAACATCATAAGGATCAATTCTTTTAAATACAACTTCTCCCTTACCTAAATCTGCATCTCTATCAACATCTACAAGAAAATAACCAACACCCTTAGTTAAGCTATCAAGAATAACTTGTCCATATAAAGATTTACCATTTGATAAATACCAACAATAATCAGCTATGTCAGAATGAACTTGAGCAACATCAGTATCACTACCTTCTACTCCTACTGCTTTCCATCTAGGGTTGTTAGCAGTAACAAAGTATTTCATTGTTTCTATAATAGGAGTTACCCTATTGATAGTAAATGTTGGCATTCCTGCTTCTTCTAAGGTTTCCTGTTCTTCTTTAGAAAGTTGTTCGTTAAGGTAAAAGTCGTAAGATTTCTGACTTATAGATTGCCAACGAACACGATGGGAATTATTTGACCTATCCCAAAGTTGTTTGTTTAATTGTGCTTTTTCTTTTTGTGTAGCCATTATCCTCTAATCTCCACATGAACTAAATCATCGAAGCCATTATCTTTTACTTCGCCATCACTATCCCAGTCTCCACCCCAGCGAATATTAACTCCCATCTGTTTTCCTATACCACGAACCATTCCACCCATATAGTGAAATCTTTCTCTATCTTCCCAATCAATGGGATAAGGTGCTAAGTCAACTGCCTTACCTTCTAAGTGTTTACTGTATTTTGTTTTTGATTTCCCTTGAGCAACTAATTCTTCTTGTCTTTGTTCTGTTCTTAAACCTTCAATAATAGTTACATCCATTATTTTTACAAGTTCGTTTAAAACATTTACAAGTTCTGGTTTAACTCCTTTTAATCTTTCTTTTGATCTTCTACCAAATCTAGGCATGATTATTACCTATAAAAATTTTAATATAAATTGGTTCTGTCATATTGCCTCTTTTCTAAATTAAGCTACAATCCAGCTTTTAGCTTTTCTTTTAGGAATGTACCATGATTTATTATTTTTATCCTTTTTCACATTAGGTGGAAAAGCATGAAGTTGAGCATAATAAAGGGTCTCAACAGTATCATCATGTGCCATTCTCGGTCCGAATGTAATAATTTCATTAATTAAATCAAACATATTATCTCTAACATAAATTGTCCCCATACTAAAGCGTCCAGATAGACCAGAATATACTCTATTTACCTTCTGAGTTCCCCCAGGTTTTTCTGGAATAACAGCTATATCAAATCTATTTTGCCTTCTTCTTTCTTCATTCAAAGCTTGGAAAACACTTCGATTCATAGCAACATCTTCAACAGTAGATGATATACAATGATACTTTTCATGAAGTTCCAAAATATAATCTACAACTCCTTTTCTACCAACTGTCTTACCATCAATTCCCTTTTGACCAATAGTTGGTATAGAGCGATGTCTCTCATATTCTAAAACATAGAGATTATTTTCCGTATCAATCGCAATAGCCATGATAACAGAAAAGTCAGACTCTTTAGTATTAATATCAGTAGCAGGGTCACAACCAACAAAACAATTGACTGGAACTTGTTCACCACCAATAACAATAAAGTTTTGACCTGTTTCATCTTCGTACTCATAATAGCCTTCCCAATGCTTAATGTGGTCTCTACTCCACAAAGAATCTTCAAGGCTTTGAACTTCCATCATATATTCTTGATAGAATTTTGCAGACTGACCAGAATCGTTATAAAACTTTTTCTTTTCTTCTAGTTTAGAAGTAGGAAAAAATGAAGACCATAAAGGTTCTCCAGATGGTAAAATAGCTTTATAAGTAACTATCTTCCAAGCAAACTCTTTATTTGCTTTCTTAGCTCTTTCATAATTAATAAGAAGATTATTAATGAAACTGTCATAGTGTACAGGAGTACCATTGACACGAAGACGCCCAGTATGAGGCTCGATAGCAGGATATACAACGGCAGTAACGAGATTAGCGTTTTTATCCCTAGCCTCTCTTGTGATTGTGTTTGCTTCATGTTCGAAGTCGTCAAGTACGATGAGGTCATATCGTTTGTGTAATTTTGCTCCACCCCTGATCCCAGCGACATTACTCTTGGAAATAAGTTTGCACCCATTTGTTAACTCTATATCTTCCTCTGTCCATTTCGGTCCACGAAGTTTTCCAAAATAGTACAGAAATCTGTCATTAAACTCAAGATGATGTTTAATGTAATCCATATTACCAACTGAAAGTTTTTGTGTAGCTGATACCCAAGCGTAAAAATGCATATCATCTTTAGGGCAGAAAACAAAGTCTTTAAGGATAGATGCTTTTGTAAGTACTGTTTTCCCATGTCCTCGTGGTAAGATAATAGCTAACTGTTTACATTTTTTATCATCAATATTGTCAGCAAGTTCGTAGTGAAAGAATGGGGTTTCACTTCTCATAAAGTCATCTGGTAAAAAAAGCTTACCAAAAGCTATCATGTCTTTACTTGCTAATCTAAGTTCTTCTTCAGCCTTAGATACATTATTAAAATTTACATTAGCCACTTTATTAGAAAGTAGGTTCGTCCATCATACTTTTAATTTGGTTTAACTGAGTTTTCTCAACCCATCTATTATAAGTTCTAAGAGGATCTATAAATTTTTGAGGATGATTTTCAT